CTGCGTAGGGTACCGCAGTGGCTTTGTGGTCAAATCGTATCACGTCAGGGTGGGTGTTGTCTACACGCACCACCCTCCTGATCTTCTCGCGCGGGTTTGACGAGGGGGTGGCCCGTGGTACTTTGTGATCACGCGCCTCAGCTTCTGCTTCGAGTGCGCCGGGCCCCGGCCGTGGTGGGCGGTCGGGGCCCAACTATACCTACCGGAGGCCGGCGTGCTCCATGCCGATCGACAAGACCAACTGCTCTGGATCTTCACGGCGGGGGAGCCGGATGCCGGAATGATGAGCGCGGTGGCCGGGTTGACGCATTCCGGCCAGCCGTGGGTGATCGTCTGTGTGCCCGTGCCCGAGGGCAGCTTCAAGCACCTGCCGCATGAGTTCCGCGACTCGTGACGCTCGGCCGTTGCCAGTACATGACCTGCGCCTCCGTGATCGGGACCGAGTTCCGCTCGGCGTTCGAGATGGCGGGCCGGACGGTCTTTCTGGAGGTCTTGATCTGTCCCGAGCATGAGCGTTGGTTGCGCCCGTTGCGCGATGAGAACCAGGTTCTCTGCGTGTCTGCCGAGGGCTTCGTCTATCCGCGCATGTGGATGGACGCTTTGGGGTTCCTGATCTGATGCCAGCCAAGCGAAAGCCGGTCAAGTACGCCATCAATGGCTGCACCGGGTTGTGCTCCCTCAACCGCCAGAACCTGGCTCCGACCGCGTTCGAGTCGATCCACTCCTGGTACGAGGAGGGCGCGAACAACGAGGAGATCGTGGCGCGGGCCGCGAAGCTCGTGCCGCCGGTCAAGATCGGCACCACCACCGCCTGGCGTCACCGCCATAACCACCTGCAGGTCGTCACTGGCGAGCTGCCCGAGGCGGTGCCGGAGGGTCCGCGCAAGTCCAACCTGCAGATCCTCGAGCAGTTGATCGCCCGCGGCGCGACCCAGCTCGACCTGACCTCGACCCGTGTCTCGCCCGAGCAGCTGCTCAAGGCGATGGAGCTCCATCAGCGCATGACCCAGGGCTCCATCTGGGGCGACCTGCTGTCCTCGCTGGCTGAGGATGATGCGCCGGTTGACTTCGGCGACGATCCGGCCAAGGCGTCGGCTGACGAGAAGGCCCAGGACCAGATCCCCGATGGATGAGGGCCGGGCTACGGCGAAGATGCGCGACGTCTTGAGGGCGCGGCTTGCAGATGAGCCGCGCTTCTGTTCGACCATGCTGGCCAAGAGGCCGCATCCGGGGCAAGCGCGCTGGCTGCGCGATGCCAACGAGATGATCAACATCCTGGTCCCCGGCAACCGCTTCGGGAAGAGCGTCGTCGAGGCCATGCGCCACATTCACCACTGCATGGCGAAGCGGGGGAGCGTGTACCCGGTCTTCTCGCCGCGCTGGTATGCCGAGCCCTACGAGACGATCAGCGTTTCGGTCTCTGCCGACCAGGCCCAGATCGTGTTCGACGAGGCTAAGCTGCTGGTCCGCCATCCGGCGATCGCGCCTTTCGTCAAGCGCGTGTACGCCACGCCGTTCCCGCGGATCGTGTTCTTCAACGGGGCGGTGATGCACTGCCGCAGCGCCCACGACGATGGCAAGTACATCGACGGCCACGCCTATCGGCTGGTGAGCATCGACGAGGCCGGCTGGCTCAAGAACGACCTCAAGAAGCTCATGAACGGTGTGATCATCATGCGCCTGGCCGGCGGCGGGATGATCGACCTGGTCGGGACCCCCAAGGGCTTTGGCGACCTGTACTGGTATGCCAATCGTGGCCTGCGCGGGGTGAAGGGCTACTACACCCAGAAGGGTTCGATCTACGACAACCCCTACCTTTCGGAGGCCGACCTCAAGATCCGCGACGAGCTGCTGGCGCACGCCGATCCGCAGCTGCGCGAGCAGGTGCTCCATGGCGGCTTCGTGTCCGAGGCGGGCATGGCCTTCACTCAAGACCAGCTCGACCAGGCCTTCTCGGCCGACATGCCTGCGCATGAGGCCTACCAGGAGGGGCATCGCTACGTTCAGGCCTGGGACCTGGGCCGGCGGACCGACTACACCGTGGGCGGCACCTTCGACGTGAGTCGCGAGCCCTGGCGGCTCGTCGACTTCCAGCGCCTCAACAAGGTTCCCTGGGAGCATATCTACGAACTGATCGCGGCCAAGCGCACCGAGTATCACGTCCACTCGCCGGTGATCGACGCTACCGGTCCTGGCGGCGACGTGATCGAGGAGGAGTTGACCAAGCGCGGCATCTTCGTCGACGCCGTGAGGATCTCGAGCGGCGCGCTCAAGACCAATCTCATCAACACGCTGCAGAGTGCTCTGGATTATGGCCGGCAGACGGTCGGCCAGAAGAGAGTGCTCGATGAGGCCGGTTTCGTGCGGACGGTGCCGGCTATGGAGCCGGTCGGCGGGGGTTGGGGTTTGGTCCGCATGCCGGCGATTCCGCAGTTGCTCGACGAGTTCGGCACCTATGAGCTGGATGACAAGAATCTGGTCCAGGACTGCGTGATCATGGTCGCCCTGGCGGTTGGTAGTAAGTACAACGGCTCGCTGCTCGCTGAGCCGCTGGTCGGCGGGATCTACGGCTACGACGCCGACCGCTGTGCGAAGTGTGAGCTGCCGATCACCGACTACGACCAGCCCGTGCGGTACGGCGGAGTGCTGTACCACTTCAACCACCAGCCGAGTTGACAGGCCGTCGGTCGGTGCTAGCGTCGGGCTGTGGCCGCCCCGGCTCTGACGGGCGGCTTTTTTGCATCCTTCCTCTTCCCGAGGTCCCTCTTGCCTGATTCCGAACCGGCTGACGGCGCGCCGTCGGCGCTGAGCGCTGATGACGTCCGCACGTTGGCGGCTGAGCTGCGCGGTATCCACGCGGCTCGCAACCAGCAGTACGCTGATTCCCGGAGCCTGTACCTCGGCAAGCACTGGGGTACCTCGAACAACCCGACCCCCGACGGGCATCGCTATACCCTCGTCCTGAACTACATCCGCTCCACCATCGACAAGACGGTGGATTCCTTGGTCGGCACCATGCCTGGCATCCAGGTCATGCCCCCGGGCGTGGACCAGATGGCCCGCAACGTGGCCGAAGCCGAGGAGGCGCTGATCTATGCCACCTGGGACGTCAACGACGCCCCGCTTGTGTTCCGGCGGTTGGCGCACAACATGGCGCTGTTGCGGCGTGGCGTTCTCTATTACTGGTGGGACACCAAGGACAAGCGTGTCCGCTTCCGCTCAGTGGCGCCCGATAACTTCTTCCCCGTCTACGACGGCGAGGAGATCGTGGAGTGCGTCCTGGTCTCGCGCCGGTCGACGCGCATCCTGCAGCGCAACTATCCGGCGCTCAGGGACAAGATCATTTCTGATGACCGCGGCGACGAGGTCTTTGACGAGGGCACCTTCTCGCGCGTGGTGAACGGCGCGATCGACGTGCTCGGTGATTCGGGCGGCCAGACTAAGCGGCCGACCACCTCGCTGATGGGTCAGACCACGGTGCTGGACTGGTACGACAAGTGGGGCAACTGGGTGCGCATCATGGGCGAAGCGGTCCACAGCCAGAAGCTCGCCTATGGCACCGGCGCGGTGCCGTTCGTGGAGTTCCCGAACAAGCTGCCTGGTGATGAGCGTGAGCCCGCCAACGAGGTCGACGACATTGGCGACCTGGTGCTCTATCTCGACATCCTGCTCAGCCAGCAGGCCGACATCATCAAGAAGTACGCCAATCCGACCATCCTGGATAAGGCGACCGGCCAGGACCCGCAGACCATCAAGCGCACGGTGCAGGCCGATGGTGGCGTGCTGCCGATCAAGCGCGATGGCGAGCTGAGCTTCCTCAACTGGGATGGTACGCCTCCGGCTATCGGTGAGCAGTGGAACCGCGTGCTGCAGGCGATCTACGACCTGTCCGGCAAGCCGGCCTCGGCCTACGGCCAGCTCCTGAGCCAGCAGTCGGGTACCGCGACCAACGTCAGCCAGAACCCTGTGACCGCCGCGCTGGAGGGAAAGCAGGCGATCTTCGGCCATGGCCTTGTGAAGCTCAATGAGGCGATTCTGCGCCTGTACGAGAAGTTCATGGCCGGCGAGGAGATCGAGGTGCGCGGTGGCGCGCCGCGCAAGCCTGGCGTGTCGTCGACCTGGCGCTTCTACGACATCAAGATCAAGGGTGACGAGGTCGGTGGCTGGTACAAGAACCGCATCCGCTGGCCCTCCACGCTGCGGACCGACGATCCGGTCCACGTCCAGAACGAGCTCGCCAAGATGAAGGCCGACCCGAATGGGCCTCCGGCGCAGTCGCTCTACACCACGCTCGAGAATCTGGGCATCGAGGATGTCGAGGCCGAGATTCAGCGCATTCAGCAGCAGCTCGAGGACCCGCGCCTGCACCCGGCGGTGATGACCGCGGGCGTGAATGCGGCGACGGCCATGTCCGAGACTCAGCTGGAGGGCCCGATGACGGGGCTTGATCCGGCGTTGGCTGCGGCGAATCAATCCGAGCCGGCGATCCCGGCCTCACAGGTGGACGCTACCACGTCGGCGGCCGGTCTTCCGGCCGGTGACGCCATGACCAACCAGGGCTACTAGTTCGTGCCGCGCCCGACCGGCGAGGGCGGCGGTAGCCCGGTCCCGTCTTCCTCTGCTACCGCTGCTGCTGCCGCCGCCGCCGTGGCCGCCGCGGCCGCCTCTGCTCAGGCCGAGATTCTGCGGCGCCGCCGTGAGGCCGAGCAAGTTATCGAGGCGAAGCGTCAGGCTGCTATTCGTGCGGCCCAGCGCCGCGCTCTGCTGGAGTTCCAGCAGGGCAGGGCCAATGCCGCCCAGCGCCTGGCTGAGCAGCGTCTTGTGCAGCAGGCCAGGCAGGTGCGTGAGCGCATGCTCATCGAGCAGCGCCATCGCGCCTATGAGGCGCTCCAGAAGCAGGCGCGCGAGCTCCAGCAGCGCCAGCTAGCCGCTCAACAGCAGCAGCGCGCGGAGGCGCTGGAGGCCGGTGAGGCGCAGGCGGCGGCCCACGCCGGCAACGCGCCGATCGAGGGCGTGAAGGGCCCAGCCCATCAGTACATCGCTGCGCGACAGGGGACCACCAAGACGCTGATCGAGCAGGTGGTCAAGAAGGCCAAGGCGACTGGTTCTTGGAAGGAGGCGCTGGACCTGCTTGCGGCGCAGTCGAGGTCAACCGGTGGTCGCTACGTGAACACCGACCTGTGGGATGCGGTGCAGAACGGCTACGTGGCGCCTATTCAGAAGATCGGGACCGACTACGAGAAGCTCGTGCGTCGCGCGAAAGCGGTGTTCGAGGGCGGCAATCTCAAGGCGGCGCTGGCCATCATTCGTTCTCCCGCCTTCCTGGCGCTGGAGCGCCAGTTCATGCAGCACTTTGGCGATGGTCGCACGCCCGGCTCGTTCGCGACGACCGCAGCCCAGTTGTCCTCCATCGCCGATGCCCGCGATAGGATTTGGCGCGCGACGCTGGGCGGCCTGGCGCCGGGCTCGACTGCGGCTGAGATTGCGGCGCGGACCGGGCAGATCAATGACGAGGCCAACCCGGTCAGCAATATGACCCAGTTGCGCGAGGGTACCGCCGGCGCGGCGGTTCGGCGCTCGCCGCTGCAGTACCAGACGACCCAGATTGACCCCCGCACCGGCAAGCGTGTGGCCGTCACCCTGACCGGTCTCGCGGCGTGGGATGCGCGTGAGCGCGATCGCCTCCAGAAGCGCTACGCCGATGCGCGGGTCCGCCAGATGTTCGATGCCCAGGTCAACCGGGTGATCGGGAGCCTGGGCGAGGGCGACATGCGTCGGCAGGTCGAGCGCTACGTGCCTGGCGGGGTGGCGGCCTATCAGGCCGTATTCCATGCTCCGGTCGGCTACAAGCGCCAGCTGGCTGCATCGCAGTTCATGCGCCTGGCCGAGCAGGGCTGGGATCGTGCTCACCCGGCGCCGTCGGGGAGCTTGCGTGATCCGCGTTACGTGCCGCAGCTCGGCGCTAGGGCCGAGCAGCGGGACAGGTTCCTGCAGGCCTTGTATCAGGGGCTCCTTGGTGAGGGCGCCCACTGGGACGTGTTCTCTGCGGTTGATGAGTCGCTCGGCGGGCGGCTGCTCGGTGGTGTTGGTACCTTCGGCGCTGGCGTTCTGGCTGGTGGACGGCTGCTCGCGGACATCACCTCGTCTGTGATCAACCCGAATCAGGCGCGCGGTATCCACGTCGACATC